TAACCGCCTTGATTTGATACTCTCTAAAGCTATTCATTTATCTCTCTCTCTTTTACTACTACATTGTTTACTTCAATATCATCTACGTCATAGAACGTATCTAACACTAAATCTTTTACATCATCCGAATGTGACTCCTCATGAGACGATAGGATGTTATTATTTTTACTGACTACAACCTGCATAGTTACATCAAAGTTCTTGTCACTCATTTATGTTTCTCCGCAAGAGCTTTATTCATCTTTGTTAGATACCACTCTGCTTTCTTCATATCTTCTACACCATTACCCTTGTATCTATATCTATGTTGATACTTAATCATGTTACCATGACAATACGCAATGAAACCGTCTAAGCCTACTACCTGTTTGATATAGTCTATACATTCAATACCGCCTTGGTTGTAGTGCGCTGGGCGTTCTACTGGATCAAAACCCTGATCTTCTTGTTGCTTCTCCAAGTTCCATTTAGCCATTATGCGCTCCCTTTTGTCTTAGTAAACTTAGTCAATGTTATTATGTTACTGTCTTTATCTGTTTCATATTCTGCGAAGGGTGATTCATCTAAGTCTTCAAATAGTTTATCACGCCACTTAAGTACTTCATCTACAAGTTCTTCTTTATCATCTGAGTATGAGAGAAAGGATGTCATTAGCGTTATAATGTTAACCAAACCACGTTGTATGTTGATATCTAGGCTAATGGTTTCATTCATAGCAACGCCTGTAGCTACGTCACCTTCCCATTCACCATTGGCTTCATACAAAGGTTTGATAACCAGAGCCACTTCATCATCTTCCAACTCGTATCTCATTAATCTTTCCTTTTTGTTTTAAGTACTATCTTATCTTTTTTAGATCTTGTACCCTTTTCTGTCAACCATTCTTGGGGTATTATTCGATGTGACCAAAGAAAATTATTCTTATCGCACCAATCACAGTATCTGCTCTTAGCACCCTTGTACAACTTGGCATTGGCATTACTAAATACAAACCTAATATCTAATTCTGGATGTTGTTTCTGTATAGCTAAATGCTTACGTTTATCATCATTATCAAGTATACCTTTTGTCTCAATTATGATGCCGTTGTCTAACTCAAAGTCTGGTGTATAAGTTCTGTAGCGTAGGTCTTCCCACTCTATCTTTAGTAACTCATACTTAACTTCTTTCTGGTGTTCAGTTAAGAATGCAGCGGCCTGTTTTTCAAGACCACTGCGGTAGCGTCGAGAGTTGTGATATCTCGCTGTAGTTCTTTTAGCCATCAGTAGCTTCTTTTGGCTTAGCTTCAATCATACCTGCTAATTGATTACATCGTGCTTCAAGTACTTTATATACATATTCGCATCTTTGCATTTCTTGTTTAGCAATCATAATTTCATTATACATAGCTGTCTGATCTTCATTGAAGTCTTCTGTATCATATTCTTTATCGTTAATAGTAAGCTTAGGCATTATCTTCTTCCTTTAAAGTTATATAGTCAATCATAGGTGGGTTCTTAGCCTTCGAGTTAGGCGAAGGTAGAGTTTGTAGTGTAGGCCAACACTTATGTTTAAATGCACAGAAGCCACATGTAACTCCTAGCTTAGTGTTGCCTGTCTTCTTGCGATAAAACGTTTCTTCAATAGCCTCAAATTCACGCTCAAAAGGTTCATCATTGTTGATGTAGTTTGTCAGGTCTTCGATATCATCAAGTACTGCTTGTTTATCTACACTACTGGCAGAGACATACTTAAATTCGCCGTTAGCCTTGTTGACTACCCACCAACCACCAACCTCTTTACCTGCGCCCTCTGCGTAGCCTACAAGCTGTGGGATGTAGCCGAAACTATCTCCTGTAGCTAAGGCATCAAAGGATGCAAACTTGTTCTGATATGACCAAGGTGAGGCTGACTTTACATCGTCAATCTTACCGTCTAATTCCATATCGTATTCACCTTTAATCTCCACACCATTAGGTAACTTAAGAGTGACGTAATCATTGTCGCCAAACTCAACGTTTGATGCTCTCATGATACCCTTGAATACAGCTTCAACTATATCCCCTAATATCATGTTCATCAAAAAGTGTGGTGGAAAGGGTGTCTTATCTTTAGGTTCATTCTTCTCAAACCATAGCTGACATCTTGGCTTACCTATGTTAGACATACGTAAACGAAAATCATCACGAGGACCACTAGCGAACTGCTTAAACAAAGCATCCTTAACATCAGAGGCGACTTTATCAGCCACCTCTTCAGTCATAGTGGACTCACCTGCCATAGCCTTTTGTAGGAATGATACCATAGCTAATTCTGCAGGATGATTCATTAGTCAGCATCCACATCTACAATAGAACCTACAAGCTCAGCGTCTGCTGCACTCATACCCTTGTCAGAGCGTTCATTGTATAAGTCTAGGATCTTACCATTGCCATACTCAATAAACCCTAAGAAGTCCTTGAGCGTTTGGTTGTCAGCCTCAGTAAGTTCTACCTTGTCTCCTGCTTTAGCAGTGATGTAGCCAAACGTAGCACCTGTTGGAATAGAACCTTCCTGACCTGCTAACTCCAGGTTAGACATGATAGGCAAGAGATTAGCTCTCTGCACTGTCTTCAAAGCACCATCTAAGTTCTTTAGACTGTCACGGTTCTTTACATCCATTACAAATGGTAGGTCTACATACTCTTTAGAGATAGGCTCACCATGTTCATCTATAGGGGATTTGACAGTGAGTAGACCCATGAAGATCTTAACACGCTTAACAGTACGCATTAGATCCTTAGTAGCTTCTGGTAATGCATTCCAATCTTCTACATAACCTGATGGCCTACCTAAGTTGAAGCCACCTACGCTATCCTGTAGATCCCCATTGAGTGAAGTAGTCATAACAGACTTCTCCATCTCATTAGTTGATGCATTCCAACGTTGCCATTGTTGGCGTTGGGCGAATACACGAATGCTTACTTGTTCTGCGTAGAACACATCGTCACCCTGCGTAATCTTGTATGCACCTACAGGTACTACATCTGTCTTGATCTTCTTACCTGCAAGCTCCATTTCACCCTTGAGGGCTGTACTTACAACGTTAATACGTGCAAGAGAAGATGCTGATTGTTTAGTTTCTGCGGATACACCCATCAGTGCAGCCATAGAGGCATTATCCATGCCAGTTATTGATATTTCTGTACTCATTATTTACCTCATGAGATTTGTGTTAAAGAGACTCAGTTATACCGTCAAACGTCCTGTACGTCAAGCCAATTCGGACCTATTTTAGATTCTAATAGCAGTGGTACATTCATTTTAACGCCATAAGATTTCTCTATCAGGTTGGTTAAATCATCGTTCATGTCTTCAATTATTTGTAATACCTCATCTTTCTCCTCTGGATGCACATCTGCCACACTTGAATCGTGTACAGTATTAACTAAACAAGATTTTAAATGTTTCATCCTCTCTTCCATTTCAATCAACACAACAGGTACAACATCACCAGTAGCAAAGCCTTGTACTGGATAGTTCTTAATCATGGTAAAGTGTGATACCCCACCCCTTGCATTGCGCTTAACATCAGGGAAAGCATACTGTCGCCCTGACTTATTAGTTATCTTATTAAATCGTATAGCCTCATTGCCTAACTCTTTGTGCCACGCAGCTACACCCTTATACTTCTCATTAAAATGTATGTAGTATGCCTCTTCAGCCTTAGATCTACCATACCCAGTAGCTCCAAATAGAGGGGCAAATGTGTGAGCCTTAGCATCCTGGCGAGATGTTGGTTGCCCTGCATCCGATATAACTTTAGCAGTATAACTATGCACATCAAACCCTGTAGCTATCTCTTCTATGGCAACAGGATCTTGTGCTAGGAATGCAGCAACTCTAAACTCAAGCTGAGCAAAGTCAGCCTCTAGAATGTGACCACCCTTCCATCGAGATACAAACACCTTCTTAACAGGGAATGTACCGCCTCTTGGCATGTTCTGCATGTTAGGGTTACGCCCACTAAAGCGTCCAGTAGCTGTAATGTGTTGAGTTAAACCTACGTGTAGGAAGCCATCTGACTTAGTGAAGGTGTCAATACCCTCAACAAAGGCACTCAGGTAGCTACTAACAGCAGACAAACGCTTCAGGTCTGTCAGGAATGATACAGCTTCATCCATCTTCTTAGTCTTAGCAGTACCAATCAACACATCTAAGTTATCCTTACCAGTGCTGAAACCATTGGCACTAACCCACTTCTTACTGGGTGCAGCAAAACCTAGACCTGCTAAATGATTTAGTGGTTTAAGCTGATAACCTCTAGCATCACAGTCTTTGCACTTGTTAGGTCTAGCAAACTTTGTACCATCTTTCTTGATACGATATACCTTGCCTTCACCCTGACAGGTTGGACATGTAAATGCCTTAGTCCTACGTATGATAGTACTGTTAGCTTCTACTGCTGCCCTAAACTCTTTCTTGTTATACGTATGTTCGAATAACTCTACCCATTCCTTCTTGTCGTTAACCTTACAAGAGAATACAACCTGAGACATTTGCTCTGGAGAGTTGAGATTGATAGGTGTATCACCCATGATCTTACGTACCTGATGCTGTAGCCTATCTTCTATACCTGCTTTCTCTTGCTCAAACTCTAATCTTACCTCGTCAAGGGCTGATCTATCCACCCTGATTCCTGACATGTACATTCGGGTGAGGGTTTTACAGGTGCGGAAGGTAACGTCTCGGATAGTGTGTAACGACTTTGACTCTGGCTCGGCGTAGTCTGCTTCGATAGCATGGAACAACTCACGAGTGGTGTCGAGATCGCCCCTAAGATAAAAGCTAAGTTCATCCAACGGTATTTCATTTGTATTGTATCCTTCCTTAAAGTAATTCTTTAATGTGTCTTGCTTTTGCATGTCTAACTGTCTGCGTTGGGCGCATCCATCAAGACTGAGTGGCAACTTCTGACCTCTAAGCAGTATGTACTCGGCTAACATCGTGTCATAGATAGCCCCATCATACTTGAAGCCACACTCCCAGAGCCACATCATATCGTGTTGGGCATTGTGCATAATTAAAAGCTTCGTAAGATCCAGTACATCTTGGACTAGCTTACGCCCAACGCCACTGGTATCCTTCTTTTCTTGATGGTCTATGTTAACAATGTGTGTTTCTCCAGGTTTATCAGCATTTTGCATACCAACCTGTACCAGAAAGTTTCCCTGCTCGTAGGGGTCTAGATGCCACTTATTGTTTCGTCTTTGTGTTGTGTTCTCTACATCTAATACTATTCTCATGTTCTCTCCTATGCGGTGTATAGCGATCTACCACCATCTAATTCACAGTGGACAACCCCATGCCATCCACCCTTAAGTTTATTCTTTGCTATGTTTAAGTGTCGCTGAGTATCCTCTTCATCAGCACCTTCAACTATAGGGTTCTTACTTATCAACAGCATCAAATCTGCTTCTGCTGCCTTGCCTGTCTTACTGCCTTCCATCATAGATTGATCTACATATACCTTACCTTCAGCTACAGCACTCAACTGCGACATCCATACAACACAACAGTTGTATTGCTTAGCAATGTTACGAGCATAGATAGCGGCATCTTTTAGGTACACATCGGACTTATCGCTGTTCTTTGTAGCAAACTTATCTCCCATGTCTAATATAAGAATGTCTGGCTTCTCTTGCTTGACTAAGGACTCAACCCACTGCAAGTCTTTGTTGGTGCTATCCTTGATACGAATGTTCTGGCGTACTGGCTCATAGCGTTTACGTGCTAGTGCTACATTGCCCTTCACCTCTTCCATTGTCATATTGGTTGCAGCACTAAGGTATCTTGCACCCACACGCTCGTATGCTTCCTCATTACATAAGACTACACACTTAGCGCCTTGATGCGCCCAACCCTCTGAACCTGCTATGAGTGACGCATGAAAAGATGTCTTACCAGTATTAGGTCTAGCACCTACGAGTAACAAGTGACCACCTGATACACCCTCAACCTTACGTCTCAGGCTTGGTATGTTAAACTTCCATTGGGTAGCCAAGTCATTAGCTTTCAGTAGTGTATCAATAGTTATGTCTTCCCAATCTAT